CTCCCCGCTGCGTGCGCTGACGCTGGTGTGCGGGTTGGCGCCGTACGTGACGGGGCCGACGTCGCCGCGGTCCAGGTCGAAGGAGTTGATCCGGTACTCGGTGTAGTCCGGGGACCACTGGCCCGAGGTGATGCGGAACATGAACGACTGCTCGCGCACGTCGTCGTCCTCGAGCGCCTGGACGAGCAGCTGCACGTCCGCCCGCTTGGGGTTGACCCACGCCCGCTGGCCCAGGCCTGCGTCGTCGGACCACAGCTGCAGGCGGCCGTTGCGGGTGCCGGCCATCGGGGTTCCGGCGTGGTTGAACCGGAACACCACCTCGGGGTCGGCGGCGAGCGTGGCGTCCGCGGCGCCGTGGCTGACGACCTCGGTGTAGGGACCGAACATGTCCCACATCTCGTAGCCCTGCTCGAACGCGGAGGCGTAGCCCTCGATCTGGTACCACTCCTGGCCGTCGCGCTCGACCTTCTTGGCGCGCAGCTGGGAGGAGAACCGGACCTCGGGAGACTCGGGCCGGTCCCGGGGGACGGGCATGGTGGTGGAACCGGCGGCCGCGGACCGCGCGGCGGCGGCCTGCGCGCGCAGGGCGGTCATGCTCATGGGGTCGCTCCTTGTCCTGGGACGGTCTGCGGGGTTGGGCTGGCGCCCTTGCCGAAGAGGCGGTCGAACTCGGCGAGCTGCTCCTCTGTGAAGGGCTGTCGGTCCTCGATCTCTCGGGCCTCCGACGGCGCGAGCTGGCGGGACTCGATCTGGGTGCGCAGCATCGCCGCCCGGGCGGCGGGGTCCATGCGCAGGAGCGCGTCGGTGTTCAGCTTCACGAACCGCGGCCGGGAGACCAGGCTCGACAACGCGTTCTCGCGGCGGATGATCGCCGGGCCCAGGGCCATGACGAGGAACTGCAGGTTGCGCTGGGTCATGTTGGCGTACGTGATCGAGCTGCCGGAGACGGCCGCGTCGATCAGGTCACCGGGGCAGTCGAAGAACCGGGCGATGTCCCCGATGCCGTACCGCTTGGCCTCGATCCAGTCGGAGCCGGCGGCCTCGGCCTGGATCATCTTGTAGTCCCAGTCCAGGCCGGTGACGAACAGATCACCGTTGGCGGTGGCGGCCTTGAACCGGCGTTTGATCTCCTCGGCCGAGCCTGGGTCGACGGTCTTGGCTGTGTTCTTCAAGTGCGCGGACGGCACGGCTCCGTTGCCGAACCAGTCCAGCGCGAACTGCTGTACGGACAGGTACTCGCCGATCGACCAGGCCGCGACCGCCACCGGGGACAGGCCGACGTGCATGCCGGAGGGCGTGTACTGCCGCTCGTGCCAGATCATGGCCGGGTCGAAGTCCTCGTTCCCGATCCGGTACTTGTGCAGCTTGCCGCCGCGCACCTTCACCGTGACGTCGGCGACGGGCACCAGCTCGATGCGCGCGGGGAAGCCCAGCCCATCCTTTGCGGTGATGATGCCGAAGGTGTTGCCCGACCGGTCCAGGTCGAACTGCGTGGCGTACATCCACTCGATCTTGTCGTCGATCCTGGAGCCGCCCGGGTTGACCAGGACGGGAGGCTTCGGCACCTCCACCTGGATGCCGTTTACGCGCCGGTACAGGTCGACCGGCATGGTCGACACCAGGTTCGCCCGCAGCCGCAGGCACGCCCACACCGCGCTGTGCCGCAGGGCTGTGTCCGGGGTGACGGTGGCGTTCCCCGCCCGCTGCGTCGGGCGCTGAGGGATCATCTGGTCCGCGGTGGTGGCCCGGGCGGACCGACGGGTGAAGAGGCTCATCCGCTACCCCCTCCCCGGCGGGCCGCGACGATCGAGCCGGCCAGGACGACGGCCCCGGCCACGGCCAGGCCCGCCCAGCCGATGTACCGTCCTGCGCCGGCCCCTGCTCCGGCCGCGAGCAGCAGCAGCCCCAGCACGTCCAGAAGAGACGTCATGTGCTCGCGCACCACACGGCCCCTTTCACCCGATGGAATCCATCACGTCGTAGTCGTCGAGCACATGCGGGCCGCGGGTGACCAGCGCCCAGCGGGCGATCGTCACGGCCACAAGCGGGCTCACGTCGGTCAGGGACTTGGTGCGGTCCAGCACCCAGGCATCGCCCACCCGCCGGGTGCGGGCGCCGTTCACCGCGCCGGTGAGCGGCGGCTGGTCGCGGTGCACGGCCGTCGCCTGGGTGATGGCGTCGGCCATCTGCCCGCAGGCCTCCACGAAGTCGTTCGACCGCAGCACCACCAGGTGCCCCCGGTGCGGCCGTTCCTTCTCCTTGGTCTCCGGGACCGTGATGCCACGGGACACCAGCTCGTCGATCAGCGACCCGGCCGGCGCACCGGACGAGATGATCGCCACGACCAGCGGATCCCACAGCTTCGACAGCCGCTCCAGCGCCGGGGCCACCCAGTCCGTACCCGCGCGCCGGTCCACCAGCTCGACATGCACGCGGCCGTCCGGCCGGGTGCTGGCCACACCGATGGACGCCGACGCCCTGTCCTGCGACACGTCCACCGACAGGGCGATGTCCGACCCCGGCCGGGACCGGGTATCCGCGATACCAGGCCACTTGGCCCGGGGCACGTTCGGATCCGGCGGCGGCACCGCCTTGCGCGTGCGGTTCAGGTACGCCCGGTCGAACTCGGCCGCATCCAGCTTCTCGAGCTCGGCCTGAACCGTCGCCTCGTCCACCGTGAACCCGAGCGCCGGCAGCGTCGCCCGCCACGTCGCCGGATCATCGCGCGGCATGTCCTCCGGGGCGAACCACTCGAAGTACGCCACCCGCGGATGGACACCCGTACGCCACAGCTCCTCGATCATCGCGCGCCCCTGCTCCCGCTTCTTGTTCAGGAACACGGACTTCTCGGTGCCGCCCGCCGAGGCCCACCACAGCTGCGCCATCGGCCTGGTGAGCATGGCCGGACTGAACGCCTGCTCGAGCCGGTCGTCTTCGTGTGCGAACGCCTCGTCGATGACACCGAGGTCGAGCGGCGGGCCGTGGCCGGCGCGCTCGGTGTTCGACGTGATGCCGATCCTCGAGCTCGTCGCCCTCGAGATGATCGCCTCGTGCCCGTTCGCCTTCCGGCACACGAACCGGCGCGCGATCCGGGACGCCTCGATCGTCGCCCAGAACTCGTCCTCCCACCGCTCCCTGGCCATGGACCGGGTCTGCGCGGCGTACACGATCCGCTGCCGCTTCCATGCCTGCGCACGGTGGACCTTGACCGCCAACAGGCCCTGCGTCTTGCCCTGCTGCCGCGGAACGGACAGCCCGACGTCCCGGTGCCACAGGCGCCCGGTCGCCGGGTCCAGCTCGAGCGCGACGTCCCACACGTACCGCTGCCACGGCATGGGCGTGAAACCCAGCCGCTCCATGACCTTGGCGACCTTGCCCCCAAGCGTCGGCAGCTCCGGGCGCCGCGGCGTCCCCCACAGCGGCGGGCACTCCAGCCCGTACCGCTCGCGGAGGTCCTCGGCGAACTCAGTCGGGGGACGCCAGGTCGTCGAGGTCGTCGTCATCCTCCGGCTCCTCTGGTGCAAGGGACCGCAGCTCAGCGAGGACCGCGCGCAGCTCCTTGGCCAGTGAGTGCAGCGAGTTGCCGAGCGAGGCGGGCGCGTCGATCTCCTGCGCCAGCCGTACGGCCACGGCCGCCAGGGTCGGGGCGGTGATGTCGAGCGCCTCCAGGTCGCCCAGGGCGTCGATGTCCTCGAGGACCCTGCGTCGTACGGCGCCGGTCTCGGAGGCCTGCTCGAACGGGTCGGGCCCGTCGTCTACGCCGGGGAGCAGCTGCGCGGGGGAGACCTCGAGCGCCGCGGCAAGCGCGACCAGGTCGTCCACGTCCACCCGGCGGGCACCAGCCTCCACCTTGCCCAGCACCGAGGCGCTCATGGGACGGCCGGCCTCGGTGACCCGGGCGGCGAGGTGCCGTTGGTCCCAGCCGCGGCGCTGCCGGTGCGCGGTGACCGCCGCGGCGACGCATCCGCCAGCCTCGCCAATCTCGAGTGCCCGAGCCGCCATCATCGCCTCCCCTATACGCCGAAGGT